AATTGTCTTCTGTTGCTCTATGTATCGTTTAAGCTCTCCCATGTTCATTGAAAGGTTCTCATAGTCTGGGACGCTCATTGCAAAGTATACTAGACTACCACCATTTTCCTTTGCAAATTTAGCTTTAAACTCTTCAAAGTTTGCCTCAGTTACAGCATAAAACTGTAATGGATACATGGATAAACCTTTAGGGTGTCCTTGTATTGGTATTTGTTTCTCTATAAATTTTGTCTGTATTTCTACCTGATTTGGTATAAGACTACAACCACTACTAATTATCAGTAGCAGTGCTAGACTCGAGATCCGCAAGAATCTTTGCTGTTCCACTATTCACCCTCCTTTCAATTAACCCAGGTTTTCTTAGGGTCAACATTGTTAAATCATGTTCTCTAAATTTCTTAGCTAGATTATCACCATAAGCTTCTGATGCTTTTAGTTTTATACCTAACTCCTTTGTAAGCGCCTGATTTTTTTCAAAATCCTCAGCTAGCTTATCTATTGTTTGCTGACTTGTTTGAGCTGCTATTGATAGTTTAGCATTGTTCTCGGTTAAAACAGTAAGTCTTTTCTCTGTCAACCAGTAGTAACCACCAAAAGCCATTGCCATTGCAAGTATAATACCGATTAATATCTTGCTCATTTGGGAGTCTCCCATGGCGAGGCTTCGTCGTACACCTGAGCTTCTAGTTTATCTATTCGTTGAGCAAGTAATGGATAATCTGCTCTCCACTTTGCTTCCTTCTTGGCAATTTCTATATCGTATTTTTCTGATAAGTAGAACATAATGTTGTTTACTTTTACTTGGAACCAAGCACCAACTTTAGTGCTAAAGAACCACTTACTAAATGCGTTTCCAAATACTGCTGTTACACATGCTATAGCTAGTCTAGTTAATATTAACAATTCCCTGCTCCTTCTGTTAGAAATGTAGCAAAATCCATCATGCCCCTCTCCTCCTTTTGAAGATTCATACCTTCTCGGGTGGCCTTAAATAAATTCTTAGCATGATCGTCATTATGATTAACATGTAATCCTGCCTTAAATGACTTGTAATCATTGTTACTGGCATGGCTTCTCATTTTAGTGCCACTAATACCAGCTACACCTTCTGCATCAGGGTCTCTCTGTCCTGCTGATAAGATGTTTATTTTCTTATAGTTGTATTCTTTTCCATTGTACTTATGAGCCAATGCTTTAAATTGTTTTACCCTATCACTACCTACAACCATTGTTGCGTGTGTATGTCCTTCTTGGTGGAACTTTTTAAGTTGTGCTAAGAAGTGTGGGTGTTCTTTTGTTGAGTGTTCAAAGTTTACATCTGGGTGTACACTCTTTAGGAAGTCTTTTTTATGTTCGTGGTGTAAAGGATTAGATTTCTTATCCTGTGAATGACTTACAATAACTGCATGGTTAGCACCAATTGAATCTGCATGAGATTTTACTTTATCTATTACCTTAGAATGTCCAGCAGTTGGAGGGTTCATTCTACCATATGAGAATACTATATGTTTATCGTTATTTTCTGTTGTCATTTTTATTAAAGTTTAGCGCACTAAACTCCTTCCTGTCTACGAATTTTGATGGTCTGCCACCTCTTATGGCTACAAACCCTTCTGGTTTAACTTTCTGTCCGTCTACTTCATGCCCCCATTCTGACTTCTGAGACATTGTTTTTGTAATAACGTCTTTAGCTGCCTGTAAGTGTTTGTGCATACCCATTGGTCCTGTGAAGTGGTCCTTATTCTTATTTATATGTCCCATAGTATTATCCATGGTAGTTTGGTGTCTGGCTTTAGCTTGATCTGTCTTAACGCCATCTATCTTCTTCTGATGGCTCTTAGCGTGATGTGCTACAAACCCCTCATGCGAGTGTTCTTCACCTGTCCGTACTGTATGATTAATGTAAGTCTTCATTGCCACAGCGTGTTTCTGGACTGTCTCATGATGTTCTTTAGGGGTATTTTTGAAGTGTGCTACAGCCTGTTCCAAGTGATGGTCTACTTGCTTACGATCTTCTAAGCTATACCTGTGGCTAGTAACATCGTGGTTAGCACTCATAAGGTGCACATCTTTGTGCTTTGTGAACGTCTTAGCGTCAATAGCGCCGTGTTTAGCTTTCATATCCGCTATAGTCTTACCCTCATACTCCGTGTGTATCGCTAACCCTAGCTTAGCTCTCTTAGCTGCTTTACCGTGTTCTGAGTCTGCTGGGGCGTGATATGTTATTAACTGTGGTGTAAAGTCTACCCTGTTGTTCTTCTTATCGTGGTTCACATCGCCCGCGTGCATGATGTCCGCTTGGTACACACCATTTGGCTTTATCTTGTGAGCGTGATCTAAGGCACCCTTGAGCTTACTTACTAAGCCAGGTGCATGTCCATGATTCTTATCTATATCCTCATGGGTGTGATTAATCTTTGGTGTTTTGTTGAATGCTGACTTGGATGCTACAAAGAACTTGCCGTTCTCTGGGTGTTTCCCAAATACAACAGCTGGACTGCCATCGTACTTAATAGTTGTATCTGTTTGAGATTTCCCTTTACCTTGTAAGTCGTTGTGGACATCATTTATAGTATGGAATGCGTGTCCAAAACCTTTATGTCCAGCATGGATAACGTGGTCCTCAACATGCTCTAGATGTTTGAGTTTATCCTCTTCTTTGTCTTCTTTTAAAAATTCAGTAAATCTCATGTTAGTATTTATAATAATTTTATAAAGGGAAAGTCTAATCTTTTACTTTTCGTCCCTTTTAATTTCATAACCTCCTCTACGGGTAATGGCACAGCAAATTCTGTTTCTGAATAATATAATGTCTTATCAATATTCCTATCCACAACACCTTTCCTGCCTATTCTATTTAAACATACGATATTACCTGAATGTCTTTCTGAGACATCTGGTAACTCTTTTATTCTTTCTATAAACTCTCTGTCTCCCCAATGATGTCCTGTAAAGGACTCATCATAACCACCAGCTTCCCAATACAAATCCTTATTTATTATAAAGGAGTTCATATGTCCTGGATAAGTTAATATCTCTTGTTTATGTTTCAGCCAACAATCATGCTGATAAAACGATCTAGGATTGTAGACCTTTGTCATCAGTCTTCCTGCTGTTTCTGTAGCAATTTGCATGTCTATATCAAAGAATGCTATTGTATCTGTTAAAGCGTATTTTGCTATTAAGTTTCTACATCCATGAGAATTGAAACCTAAGTTTTCAGTTACTTTCCATAGTTGTAATGAAGGACCATAATCAGGTAAGTCCCAGTCTTTTAATATATCTAAAGCTGGTATTTGTTCTGAGCCGTCGTCTACTAAGAATATATCTATTAGTGAAGGCCACTCTCGCCATATAGGTAGCAGGTTAGCTAACTGCTTGTCGTCCTCAAAATAAGTATACCCTATTGTAAGTCTAGGCTTCTTCTGTCTTGAGCTTTGTAACGTCTGTTGCTGGGAAGTCAATATCGTCTCCATATTTTAGCTGGAAATTCTCATTATGTGTTAATGAGTCTTTGATGTAAACTTCATATCCTGAGAACACTTCAATAACCTGTTCAGACATCTTGCCTTCTAATGTGTGCTGGAAACCGTCTACCATTCTACCAATCTCTGATAGAGTAGGCTCTCCCTGGCAATAACCAATTATATACTCGTTACTTCCAATTGGTTGCCACATAGGGAATTCTTTTGAGACGCCCTTCGCCTCCCACACTCTAGTGGTAGCTACTACTTTCAGATCTTGCATTGTATAACTCCAAATTATTTTCTACTTTACTTATATCTATATCATTTTTAGAAGCGATATCCTGTGCAGTAAATTTCCAGTAAGCTCTGAACTCACCATGTACTGCTCGTTTCTCTGCGTTAAGGCAGTTAACCACTCTACGAATTGCTGTCGTTTTTTTCATTATCTATTTCCTCGGGTTTAGCTTGGTAAGTCGGCATCGCGTCTTTGTAAGCTGTTAATTGATCTGTCTGGCTGGTAAATATTCTTTGTCTAAGAGATGTACTACTGAATGAGTGATCTCTTACATTGTAGAATAATTCTATTCCACGATCTAAACATATCTGCTTAGCCGTAAAATCTATATCTCTATATTCTGTTCCGAGAATCCTTACATTTAAAGGGAGGGTGAGGAACAAGTCCTCTAATTCTGATTCTGTAGAGTACATAACTATCTCATCAACATACTTTACAGCAGCTAATTGTATTTGTCTCTCTACTATACTTTGTATTGGTTTGCTCTTAGATTCTCTATCATAAGTTGGATCTACTTGCAGCGCTGCTATCAGGTAATCACAATGTCTTTTGGCCTCCTCCAGCATAACCACATGTCCAGCATGTAATAAATCGAAGGTACTACAGGTAATTCCTATCTTGCCACAGTCTTTGTAATCTAGCCTCATATTTCTATCTCCACCGCTTGCACATTTTTAGAATTTGTTCTAACAAGTTCATAATCCGCATCGCCCAAATAACATAACAAAAGGAGAAGTAGATTGCTTAAAATATGTTTCCACTTTTTCCACAAACCACATTATATATACTCCCAACATACTATTAACACAAAATCAACACAATTCAATTGTCTATCCCAATAATTCAATTCGCCACTCGTCAACAACATCAATAACATAAGCTAAGAAATCATCTTCAAAGTCTACATCATCAAACCCTTTTTTAAACCAACCGCCAGACTCTTCTCTCATTTTCTCGTTAACATACACACCGGCAAAGTTTAAGAACTCATCCTCATACGTCATGCTAAGTTTAACATTTATATCAAATGTTCTTAAGTGTTCCAACAAGTTTTCTAAAAACTTATGAGGGGATATCCAAGCAGACTTTATTTCTACTTCTGTTCCCATGAACTTAGTAAGCTCTGCTGTCCTAGGTCCTATCCATTCGTCCATGAAGTGTGTGTCTACTATCTCCTCATTTGTAGGGAAGAAAGTACAATAAGCTATATCAACCTCATTGAATACTTCTAGTTCTGTGAATACTCTTAAAAATGCTGCCTCAGCTTCTGAGTTACTTGTTTCTATTTGTATAGTTGAATATACATTATTTGCCATGCTTTTGCTCCCTTTGTCTAACGAATGTTTTTGCTGTGTCTACAGCTAGGTGCCAACCACCTACATATTCCGTAAAAACTAAATCGTCTTTACTGAAAAATTCTACTTTGTACAGGTCTGTGTCTTTAAACGGTTTTACTTCTGCACGGAAAAATTCGTTACCAAAGGTAGCTTCTAACTCTTGTATTTTATTCAACGGGGTATCTATCCCCTGCAAAATTGAGTTGCCTACTGCTGAGAATGTCTAACTTCTCTTGGTTGTTTGCTATAATTTCTATTTGAGTATCTATTGATTGAATTATGTCTGGATGCTCACCTATTCCCATAGGGTTTTGTAAGTATACTCTGACATTAGCTTTGGCTGCTGCTATGTTGCCTCTGTATAGTTGTTCTAATCCGTCTATTAAATCTTTACTCAAATCTGTCATGTTGTTTCCTTATATTATCTGGAGCTTGAGATAGGAGTCGAACCTACGACCTGAGGTTTACAAAACCCCTGCTCTACCAACTGAGCTACCCAAGCGAAACTAGTAGGCCTTTTTGTTTTCTCAGTCCCTGAGTTGAGACAAGTACCTGAAGTACTAGTTTGTGCCATGGTCTCAATTTGTTCTAATTTCATACTATACTTAACTTATGTGGGTTATTGTTCCCACTCTCCTTTTATTTATAGTTGGCCTTTTGATCTCGGACGACCTCGGTGTACCAAACCTCTTAAAAAGTTTGGGGAACAAAAGCCAGGATCACCAGCATTCTGTTCCCCAAGGTGGTTCTAGCTGAAGCTAATACCAGCTGCGTGTGCCGCTGCTACCATTGCTCTGCTAGGAGTACCAAGACGGTAAGTAGGGTTACCTACTGTGTTGGTATTTGTGTAGATAGAATATCCTTTAGATCTCAAAACATTGATCTTTGCAGGTAGTCTATTTACTTTGAGTTTGTGTGTTGCCACAGCGTTACTCAACGCTTTGCCTTGATTCAAAAAGTTTAACACTTTTTGCTCTTGGCTCACTTTACGATTAGCCATTTAGCTCTCCATATTATTGTTGGCAGAATTGCCAGTTTTAGCACCTTCGTTCACAGTCACAGTAGCTGATACAGTATTACCTGTTACTACCGTTCTTGTGGACTTGGGTACATTCCGATACACAACCTTTTGTAACGCATCTCTTACATCAAAGTTGGACTTAATGTCTTCCCTTTGGAGCAAGTAATTAGATGCATCCTTCTTGGTCATGGCTTCCGGCAGCTCAGCGAACCACGTATCGTCGTTCCCTTTTGCCGTAAGTTTCTTAATGCGGGATACCATATCATTTCCGAATCTAGCCTTTGTTTGACCTTTTTCAGTTACGCTATAGCCTGCATAGTTAAATAGTTGTTCTGTCATTTTATCACCTTTATTTACATTTTCTCATTTACAAGTACACATTATAGACTCTTTTAAACCAAGAGTCAACCTTTTTGTGGACCAAAAGCACTATTAAGCTGCTTTTAATACACGACTAATTAAACGCTCCTTCCTATAACTGATACCTTTCAAGTAACAGTACATTCCAGGGTCCATATCTGCGTCTTCAGCAGCCATGTCCCATTTAAGAGCTGTCTGGATATTCCCAGCGCCTATTGAAACTAAATGTCTAAGATGAGCTCTCCATGCTATGGTAGCTCTCTGTTCCCATTTTTGCTCACGCTCTTGAGTCTCATTGGAAGCTTTAATATAGTACTCAAGCTCTTTCTCAAGCTCTGCAACAGACATTCCCATCCAATCAAACCTAGCTCTAAAGCCGTTTGCATCTTTGGACACATCTGAAATCGCACCATAAAGTTCCCACTTAATCGCGTCTTCAATAGTATAAACACCGGATTCATTATACCATGCCACATCGTTAAACTCTGGACTTCTGCCATATTCAGCCATATCATGAGCCTTTTTAGCCTCACAAAATGCTTCTAATGTTACGAAATCTTGTAGTGTTGGTTGCTGTGTCATAATCTTTATACCCTTTTATTTAATTATACCGTTATTATGCACTCTTGAGGACCATAAGTCAAGCACTTTCTGCTATTCTTTTGAAATCTTTTCCAGTGTCAAATCAAGCGGTTAGGCGTAATGTAAATATGTTTGTAGGTTATATTTGGTTCCTTCGTCGGGCATGTTCTCAATTATAGGGTATTCCCACGTTGGTGGGTATACTACTACCCTTCCTTTGATGGATTCAACACCTACACCCTGCCGAGGGAAATTAGTCATTTTCTCGTTATCTTCGAGGAAGAATAGGAATCCTATCGCTCTGATGGCGCTTTCATGATTGACTACATCAATATGTGGTTGGATTTCATGTTCTTCTGTAGAATCGTACTTTCTGATCTTTAATGATTCCAGTCCTTTATGAGCAATCATATTAGGGAGATTCAAATCCTGTAAGTAATGCTCATATAGTGTCATAATGTGATCTTTCAAGTCATTATGTACTTCCTCACCGTCGTGGTACTTACTGTAAGCATATTGGATACAGTGGTTACCAGCGTCTTCTTCGTTTATCGTATCCCACTTTTCTTTATTTAGGTTGAAGACTTCTATCAAGTCATCACAAAATTTAGGATCTAATGCGCCATCATATATTCTGATAGCACCTATTTGTTTAGCTTTTAATTCGTTTTCAAGAAGTAAAGAGTTCTCCATCAGTTTGATGTTCTTCTCTTCTGCTGTCATTTTTGGAGCTTCTACTGCCCCAGTTTCAATTCCGTTGGTGTCTTCCATACTAACTTTACTCCTCTTCGTGTTAATTCGTTTATAAACTTGCCTTTGTGTTTAGGCTTCCCTTCATTAATCGCTTTGATTAATTCTTCAGTTGATGTTTGCCCCACATAGTAGTGCTTTATTCTTGTTCTTTTAGTAGGTCTTCCGTCTGGACCTTTAATGTATTCTTTGTGGCTTGGTTTAAATTTTGGGGGCATTCTCTCTCCTGTTATATAATTATTTTCCTTTTGTGTATGCTTGTGAACCAAAGAAGGCTGCTACAATACCTGCAACGGCTACAAAATATGTAGGTGCCATTGATCCTAGTGTTGCTTGTGCCTCGCTTAGTCCCGCTAAACTAGCAGTAACTACGGCGAATGGATATAGTAATAGTCCGCCTAAAGCAAACCACGTCATCTTCCTCTGTGCGTCTCGCATCGCATCTGCGTCTTCGAGTTCTTTTCTCTTGAACTCTAGAAACATCTCTTCTTCTCTTTTGGATACCTTACCGTCACCATTTGTATCTGCTGGGTGAACATGTTTCGATACCTCTTTTACTTCCTCAGTCATGTGTAAATAACTCCGTGTAATTTTTATTCTTGCCTTTAGACTTTAGTAATTGGTTTACTAATTCATTATTATTTATACTTGTCTTTAAAGTAGCAAAAGGGATATAGCCAAGTCTTAGTGAGGGATCTCCCCTTTCTGGAAGTCCCAACCTGTCTTGTAGTTTTTGTCTAACTGTTTCTGCTTTATCCTCAAATCTTGTTACTTGATCTTGAGGCAAAGTATCACCTAGCCAACACATAAATCCAGGACGTGCAAACTCCTGGGGCTGGTATTGTTCTTCAGCAATATCTAAATCATTAGAGAAAACGATCTCTGCAAAATGTTTGCCTACATGTGAATAATTAATATACAATGTTCCAAAGTCTCTATTTAACGTGAACTCAGGATAATCATCTTTACCTATTACCATTTGAGCATTAGGGTCTCCAAACATGTATCCCCATCTTGGAGGATAACCATTAGTTATTAGCTCATGATAGTGAATAAGATTGTTAAGCCTGCTGTGGTCCTCTGATGGCTCCCTATATGAAGCGAATATTTCGTGTAGCTCATTCATACCTTTTGTCGTATCCATTTTCAACATGAACGCCAGCTTGTCTATTTCATCTTTTACTTGGGTTTCTGTTTCACCCATGAAATAGAATTCCTTTGAGGTATTTTCGTTAGTACCAAAGAAAGCAGCGAACCTTTGAGCTACTGGGGTGTCAAGGACTTCCCACTCTATGTCGTTAAAATTTAAAGTCTTCATACTTTTTTTCCGTTTTTCCACGATCGAATACAGGAATGTCTATATTCGCATCAGTAAGTTGTTGTTGTGCAGACTCATCAAGGTCGTATAGTTTCATTCTAGCTCTATCAACACCTATCATAAATCGTTTGTTTCTTGTAGGATCAGCATATCTGTTTTTCAACTGTTTAATCATAAACTGCCCCATTTGTTCTAGTTCTTCTGTACTAATAATAGCAAACATTAAGTCTGCTGTAGCAGGAAGACCAAAACTCTCAGAAGTATCTGTTAATGAGACATCACTATTATCGTAACCACCTCTTGTTGTTTGTGTAGCACTTACAATAGGAACGTCTTGTTCAACAGCCAACCCTCTAAGCTCTTCTGCTATACTCTTAATAACTGTATAAGAGTTAGCGCTACTCCCAGGCCTAAATCGACTACTAGAACATATATTCAAATAGTCAATGAATATAATGTCTGGGAAGAAACTTCTTTTTAATTTCAGTTCATTTATTAAAGATTTAAAATGTCCACTATGTGCAGATGCTGTAGGGTATTCCTTAATAATAAGTCTACCTTCTATCTTATCATTAATCTTTTTAATCCTATCATCATACATTGCCTTAGATAAATCTTTTAACTCTCCAATAGGCATGTTCATTAAGTTAGCGTCTATACGTTCAGCAATTCTTTCTTCGGACATTTCTAGTGTTATATAGAGTACATTTTTACCCTTAGAGATTGCTGCCGACGCCATATGACACATAAACAGGGACTTACCAACACCAGTGCCTGCTAGTGCTATGTTTAAAGTTTTATTGCTTAAACCGCCTTCTGTTATTCTATTAAACATATCTAGATCAAACTCTACCTTTTCTTCTAACCTATGATAGAAGTCATATCGTTTCTCAGCATCTTCAATAAAATCATGTCCAATGTTCGTATCAAATCCTACAGCCAATGCCTCAGACAAAATACTAGGCAAAGCATCTGTAGATTTGTCTTTATCTTTACCATCTATAATTTGTATAGATTCCATTACTCCTAAATACAGAGCTTTATCCTTACAGAATTTTTCAGTCTCGTCTATTAGCCAATCCCTGTTAACCTCATCACCATTTAAAGTGTTAATAAGTTCTAAGCATTGTTCATGACTGGATTCATTTAAAGTAGTATCCTCATTAACAGCCAATAGTATTGCTTGTTTGCTAGGAGGATTGTTATACTTTTCTACAAAGTCATGTATAATCTTAAATACCTTCTGATCTTCATACTGCATGAAGTATTCAGGCTTTAGAAAAGGAATAACCTTACGAACATACTGATCGTCCTTAACTAAATTTTCTAGGATTACTTGTTCAATTCTGTTCTTCAATTTTTATTACCTTGCTATATTCATTATATACATCTTTAACACATGTCTCGCATATATAAAGATCCTGTTCTTCGGTGTGGAAACAGTAGGACTTATCATTCTTGCCTAACTCTTTCTCACACTTATCACACTTTATCGTATTCTTGTTGAATATCTTCATCTGATACTTCCTCCGCCATCATCTCTACAGAGCCAATTGTATATCTTGCCTTAACCCACTCTGAGAATCTCGTGTCTGATAGTATCGGAAGCCAAAAGTCTTTACCTAGATCTTTTAATCTAAATTTAACGTCTGCTACTTCTCCTGTGTCAGGATCTATTTTCTGATACCAACCATTACTAGGTTTAATTACAAAGCCTCCTTCCATAGCCATGTCTAATAGACCAGACCATTTGCTTATGCCGTTCTCCCATGTAACATCAACAACAATTTTAGACTTCTCTCTAACAAACCTAGACTTTTCTACGTTAATTACAAAATCATATCCTGTAACCTCTGTGCCTGTTTTTTGTTGTCGTCTACCAATAATAAAAATGTTATCTGCTGAGTAATATATTCCTGTGCCACCACTAACAACATCTTTAGGAAACAATCCTATTTCTTTGTATGTGTGGTTAACAACAATTGCTGGGATATCTTTAATAGTCAGGTGAGGAGTTACCATTCTAAATAAGGATTTCATTTGTTTAGCTCTTGTCATGTCAGCTACGGATTTACCTTCTAACGCATCTTCTACTTCTTTCTTAGAAGCTAAGTTACCAACCGAGTCAACAACAATCATTAGATGGTCTTCTCTTTCAACACCATTTAACTGTTGCATTATATCATGTTTCAACTGTTCTATATCTGAGATAGGTGTATGTAATATTTTCTTAGTATCAATATCAAATGTCTCAAAATAAGATTGAGGAGCTCCAAACTCTGAGTCGTAAAACAATACCACTCCATCTTCATATTTGTCCTGGAACGCTTTAATTAACAACATAGCAAATGCTGTCTTAAAATGTTTACTAGGACCTGCAAATACTGTAAGTCCAGGTGTTAGTCCACCATCTAATCTCCCACTCAATGCAACATTAACTGCTGGTACTGAGGTTTGTATTAGATCCTTTTCTCCAAAGAATTTACTCTCTGTTAGAATAGCTGTTTCTTTAATTGTAGAATTCTTCTGCAATCGCTCTGTTAAATTACCCATCATCTCTCCTTCTTTTGTTAGCCTCTACGGCTGTGTTCATTATATTATGTAAATTATAGCATAGGCTAGAAGCATGAGTCAAGTCCTTTGGTAAACAAGTACCACCAAAACCTTCCTTATTATCTGGACCAGGAACAGCCCAATGTGTTCCCCCTAAATTTACGTCAGATTCTAAAAATACTCTTAGTACATTATAATCCATTTCTAGGAAACTATCACACATTTCCTTAAAGTCATTTGCCAATGCAACTTTCATTGCTAGTGCAGCGTTTCGTGCCATTTTCATCATAGATGCTTCTTGAGGGCGAACAATAAAAATTTCCTTAGGTGAACTAGTATTCTTAATCCACTCATTAAATAAGTTAACTTCACTGCTACCTACTACAATTGGCAAGTCCATATCATCTACGTCCTCTTGCCAATGTCTTTCTCTCAAAAACTCTGGCATTACGATTGCTCCATTTTCTCTTGCATACTTTAAACATTGATCTGGACCTATTGTACTTCTTATAATAATTTGTACGTCTCTAGGTATTTCTGCGATCACACTATCTATAATACTAATGTCTAATCTGCCATCATTTAGGTTAGTAGGAACACATATAAAGGCAAAATCAATATCTTTCCAGTCTTTAATAACTTTGTCTTGAAATTTATCATGTATCTGTATTACTGAGTCTTTGGTATATTTGTTTAAAAAATATTCCGTAGCTTTTCCTACAAATCCATAACCTACTATGGCTACATTCATACCATTTCCTCTACAACACCAAGTGTCTCAGCTAGTATTAATAATCCACCTGCCATTGGCAAGTCTCCTAACATAAGATAACATCCTGCGATAATTCTAATACCGCTCTTAATCATACTTACTATAAAATGTCCGTCTATGTTCATGAAAATAAATCCTCTAATGTTGCTTGAGGCTCTGTATTCCACCCCAAAGGTTGTAAAATGTTTTCCAAAGGATCTGTAAATGCCTTCTGGAATATTAAGTCGTAGTCTACATATTTGTTTAAGTCAAACTCTTTAGGGAGCTTACCGATAAAAGCTATTGTATTTTCATGTAGACTGTTAGGTTCTTTTAAATACAAAAATTTAATTTTATCGCCGTCTTGTATCATCTCATACTTTCGTTTAAGATCATGTTTCTTCATCAAGTCATTATATAGTAAAGAACCTCGAACGTGAATAGGAGTTCCTTTAGTGTATATGTGAGATGTAGACTTGTATTTTTCTAAGTTGTTACAGCCTCGAGGAAACGCTATTTCCTCAGGAGTCTTAGACATAAAGTCTGTTCTAGCATTAAGTATAAAACCTTGTAAGTGTTCTTCATCACTTGTAAGAATAAGACGGACTGCCTCCTTTAAACTATCTCGGATAGGAGCAGGGGTCGAGGATCGTACAATTTCTAAACCCATAACCTTTAACTTAGGTTCCTGGAGTCTCAATCCTTCATCATCTAATACGTTTAAGGCGTATCTTTTCTTAGCCACAAATATACCTTTGTCTGCTATAACCTCACGTTTAAAGTCTATCTTATGTTCAAAGGCGTTAGTATAGTTGCCTAGCTTTGTCATTGCCTGAGCAATAGCTGGTTCTATTTTGTCTGTAGCAATTTTATCTAACAAACCAACAATCTTATCTCTGTCTTTATCTGGGAAGAAGTTTTCTACCATTGTCTGGCATGTAACATAACAAGAATCTGTATCACTATAAAAGGAATACATCTCATTTTCTGTACCACATACTTTGTTCATGTAACTGTCCAGAGCCTTAGCAGTATCACGGATAATTAATTGTCCTGACATTGTAATGCCTTCTGCAATTCTATCATCATAGAATCTAAAGTACTGGTTAGCCATGGCGCCATATAAACTGTTTAATTGAATCTTACGAGCCATCTGGAAGTTATTGTATTTACTAATCTCATTCTTGTGATGTAGGGCACCAGTCTCCTGGAAGTCTTTTTGTGCCTTCTGCATAAGTTTCTTATACTTAACTCTATCATTAAAAAACTTTTGTACTATCTCAGGAAAGTGTCCTTTAGCATCTCTCGTATAACAAGAGCCATTGCCTGCCATTGCGTAGTTCTTTTCTTTAAGTTTATCTAACTGGTATCTGTCAAGTTGATCGTCCACACTAACATCATATTGGAATCCTGGAACAATAGTCTCAGGACTCATATTGTACTGCATAAGAATAGAAGGATACAGACTTGTAGCATCGAAACTAGCCACCCAATCATATTTGCCAGGAACAGGTTCTTGTACAAAGGCACCCTCAATTTGAGAATCCTTTCTACCTCCGCCTTGTCCTATAACAATCTTCTTATTCCATAGATGATTATACATCAAACTATCCCAAGTTCTAACAGCTGAGAACACATCACCAAAGTTACACTTAGCATCGTATGCCATTGTAATAGCTAGTTCAATAAGTTTCATCTTATCCTCTAACTCATCAACAAGAACTGTATCAATAATATTATATTCTACAAACCTGTTCCAGTCATTGTCATAGAACTCTTTAAACGTGTCATAACCAGATTCTAATTTTTTATGTCCTAGTTCTGTCTGTGTAATAAAGTCTAATTTATATGACTCTCGGGTAACATAAGTAAACTTCTTATATAAGTCTAGATAGTCTAACTGTGCAACACCTGTAATTTCATACGCTGTCATCTCACGGTTAGCAAATCTAATAGGACGTTTATTAACTAATCCAAAAGGAGACAATCTTTTGTGTACTCCTTCACCTAGGATTTTTTCTATCCTACCTATCATATAAGGGATATCAAACAGATTAGAGTTCCAACCTGTAATAATATCAGGACAGTTTTGTTCCCACCAACTAACAAAGTTTTCTAATAGGATTTCTTCAGTAGCACAAGCCACATAATCCACATCAAATTTATTTGTTTCTTTAGAGGGTGTGAACTCCCCTAAGCCGAATGTTGTTATCTTCTTGGTGTTGTTATTTTGAAGCGTGATAACTAACACTTTCTCGGCTGGGGAGTCCACGTTTGGAAATCCACCTTCTGTTGTTGTTTCAATATCAATAGAGTAGATAGCCAACTTGGAAGCATTCCATTTTATATCAGTAGGAAACTTTTCCGTGATATACTGGTATGCGTAATAGTTTTGTCCAAATATTGGAAAATTGGATACGTCTTTATATCTTTCAAAGAAGCGAGTCGCCTCTTTATTTGTTTCAAACTGTATAGGAGCTACGGGTTCGCCGTATATACTTTTATAGTCTGTGGGTTTGTCTGTTTTAACAAAGAGCGTAGGTCTAAAGTCGTGCTTTTCGACATACCTCTCACCGTTTCTAACACCACGTACAAGGACCTTATCCCCGTAATGTCTCGCATAAGTATAAAAATTCATAACAACACCTTAAACATAATATAACACATTATAGGCTCTTTGGAACCTACTGTAAAGAACTACTCGTCAAAAAAGGTACGGTTAGTCAAATGTTCATCTTCAATGTCGTCCTTGGACTGTCCGTGATACGCCACTGCTAAATGTAGTGCTATCATCTCTTCGTTGATGTTGACTTTGTCTTCTCCATCTAACACAAAAAATTCACCAAGTATCCTACCGTATTTTCCTTTTGAATCAAGCCTTGTTCCGAGTATAGCTCCTTTGGACAATCTTGCTTTAAGATGTGCCCCCGCCATTTTTCCGAATCTTTTCTCAACGAGGTCACGGGTTCTACTTTCCGGGGTGTCGATGCCGTATAGCCTAACTCTTTGTTTTTTGAGCCACACACCGAAGCCCAAGTCGATATCCACATCTACTGTATCTCCGTCTACTACTTTTACAATTTTTACTCTATATTCGTACATTATTTTCCTTTAGATTCGTTTAGAACCTTTTTAGCGATGAAAGTATCAGGCTTGATGATTGCTGAAGGATTAAATTTATCATTATAAGCCGACAATATCTCCTCACCTGGATCATATACTGAAACCACATGTTGAGGAAAGATAGGTACTGCGTGATCTTTACTGAACGGAGCGTAAGGAGCAAGTCCAACTCCAAAATCCGTATCGCTTCCTGGTTTAGGCATCATCATAATTATAGCCGGTTTCTGTATTAACAAAAACCCCTCTTTTCCATCAACTTCGGTAGACGATACGTCTCCCATTAAATCTTCGCCTGTTGCAAGCTTTACTATTTGAATATTTGACATACTCCTTATCTCCTTTTATTATTTAATTTTAATAGACTGAGGTTTCTTATCTTCTGGAATTACATTTACCAGTGAGATGAGTAACACTCCGTCCTTCAATTCAGAACCTGACACCTTAACAGTATCTGCTAAAGTCCATGTTCTTGTGAAATTACGTTCTGCAATTCCTTTATGTAAGTACTCCCTTTCAGATGTACAATTTTGTATTCCCTTGACGATTAGATTACCGTCTTCCACACTAATATCAAGTTCAGCCTTTGAGAAGCCTGCAAGAGCAATTTGAATTTCATAATTCTCATCGTCTATTTTCCTAATATTATAAGGTGGGAAATTAGACTCGGGTTTGTGGAATCCTTGAACTGCGTCAAAGACTCTATCAAATCCAATGAGTCTGCTTTCTATTTGTGGGAATGCTGAAACGAAATCGTTCCAATTTGTCGTGTTTATGCTTACCATGTATTTCTCCTAATGTTTAGCAAGATTAAAATATGATACCCTAACGGCGTATCACTATTATTTATAAGAGTTTTTACTGAAATCATCAATTAATTTAACACCATCACTACCAAACGAATTAATAAAACTTGTATTGCGTCGTTTATCATGTTCTTTTACAAAAGTTATAAAGTCTGTTCTATGTCTTTGTAGTGATTCACCTGTGAATCTATTGTTCTTAATCCACTCTACTGTTCGTCTATATTTAGCAACTTCACCTTGCGAAAACTGAGGATATGTTTCCATCAGCTTTAAACTTTTCTCCATAATACTTATAAGCCAGTCAGGGCTATTTTGTGCTGAAAGGTGTTCTGGCGCTGTCATGTGGGGAGAGTCCCAATGTATTCTACCAGGATATTGTAATTTTAATTCTGCCACTTTGTAAATCAATTCTTCTATGTTAGGTATTGATAATAAATTATATGTAATCATCAATCCTACATCTATTCCACTCATCAAAACTTTGTGTAGGTTATCTTCAAAATGACTTATCTCTAATCCATGTCTTATATACTCTGCTTGTTTACCCCAAGTATCAATACTGACATATAACTTTGTATTAGGTATATCTTTTACTAGTTCAATATACTTGGCCACCCTTGCCTTACTAACCATGAGATTAGAATTACAATGAAATGTAAGACCGTCTTTAGGGTTATCTTTTACATATTGCAGTAACTTGTATGTATTCTTATCTAGTAAAGGCTCACCACCTGTAACTCTAAGCACAAATAAATGCTTATATGCCTCTGGAAACCAACTCCAGAACTTTTTAACAAAGGGAGAGTTCTCAATTTGAGAAGCGTGTTCTGAATTGTAGTCTTTGGATAGTTTGTATGGTCCGTGCTTGTCTATTTCCTTTTCCCATGTAGTACTGAATGTAGGTCCACAATAAGAACATGCCATTTGACATTTATTTGTAAATGATAACTCTAAGTACTTAGGATAAACTGGTGTTAGGCCAGAGCTTGTGGCTTTGGCTATTATGTTTGGATCGTGTTTAAAGAATTGGACGGCTAGTGTTTGCCTATCTGATATTTGATCTATGTCTTCTACTTGCCAACAATAAGAGCACTCGTCTGGTCTTCCACCATCCAACATTGTAGCCCTCTGTTCTATCTTATGAGGCGTATTATGTAAATCTGAATTTAATGGAATTTGATGTGTTGGACAATGATAACAGGAATGATTGATGCCAGAGCCTAAGTGCATTTCTTGGTGATACCATTTTAATACACAAAAACCAGGCCCTACTTTGTCCTGCTCTTCCTTGATCTTATTTAAATAATATAGATCGGACTTATTTAATTTTCTTTCCAATATTGTACTTAGGAACCAATTCCCATTCACTCTTCTCTTTGAAAGATATAATTTTTATCTGACTAAGAGGGGAACCTTCTCCTACCTCTCCTACTATTAATACTAATCCCCAATCGGATAGTAATTTTGCAATAGTGTTTCGTCTTTGTAAATCATTGTCTTGAAAGTCTGCCTCTTTGCCATCTAGTGCAAAAAGTTCCTTGAAATGTGTTATGAAGTACCTGCCTTTCTTATGTAGAATATGGCAAGATTGGTAAAGAACCTGTTCTTTCTTTGAAGCAACGCCTATTCTTGATAGCGTCTCTCTTACTTTTAGGAAATCCTCTGGGTCCTTTAACGTGACTTCTAATGGGCTATAGCCTGGGTAGTCAATATTAAAGTAATTCTCTTGATCACTCATCTCAATACCTTGTGTGTTATAATTATTAAGTTAACCCAATATTTATAACTTTCCGCCTTTAGATGTATTCAAGTGTATCTTAATGAGATCTATCTGTGTTTGGGATAGTAATAGTAAAGCTTCTTTAGCTTTCATAAAACTATATCCAAAGAACTGTTGAATTATCTCAATATTTTCTTCTTCAGTCTTAACCCACTTATTATAACGCTTTGCCTTTCTTACCACAGACTTTAAAAAGTCATATTGTAATTTATTATCTAGATGAGGCCTAGCGTTCATTTCGTTACCTGCAATAACCGTGTCTTTTCCAAATCCCATGGCACGATTTACAATAAACGGATTGTATTGTCTTTCTGTTGTTTCGTCGACTATAAGGTTTTCTTTTGTGTAGTTAATACTGTTAGCAAAATCGAAGGGAGATATTTTTTTAAGTTTTATATTAAACTCACTCTCATCTACTTCTTCTACAGGTTTTCCGAAACCTTCTAGTATTGAATCACTCATTAGAAATGCCTTATTACTCCTGCCACAATAAAGAAGCAGGTTATGAAATTAACTAGTACTACCACAGTTCTCATTAATGCAACTGCGTCAGCGTCTTTGCTGTTATCTGATGCTTTGTCACCTAGTGACTTTGCCCACAATCTCCAGATCTTACCTAATGTCAACATTTTTAAGCATCCTGTAACTCTCCAACAATAGTTCAGTAACAGTTACGCCCCTCTCTTTAGCTTCCTCAATGATCTCTTGTTTTACCTGAGAAGGAACTCTAATATCAATTCGAGCGTCTGCTGTTTTGGATTTGTTATAGTCTCTCATTATTTGAACTCCACATTAGCCATTATTTCTGTTAAACAGGCCGTAATATTAATCTCTTGGTCTGCTACAAAAGCCGCTTTGTACTGATAATCTGCTATTAACAATACTACCTGAGGTATAGACTTTATCTCAGGAAGCAGTATATCGTATATCTGTCTAAATATCCCTTGAGGGTCTGTATCCACATTGTTGGCTACCCATTGTCTCATCTTCTTCCAGTCCTTCTCTCTAAGGCTCTCTAAGAGCTGCTTAGCGTTTATTTCCTGGAAGTTACTTAGTATACCCTCATCTATAACACCACTCACAGAGTACCTTTGGAGCTCATTTAGCACCCTTCTGTAGTCTGGAAAATGCTTCATTAGGAGCTCAGCGAGTACTTTCTCGTTGTATTGTACGCCTTCTGTATCAAGTATATACTTCATCCTTTCCATAAACTTAGAGGCTAAAGCAGGGCGGTCTGAGGGGTTAATCTTGAAGTCTATTACCGTAGTTCTACTGTGCAACGGGTCTATTAGCCTATTGGCATAGTTACATGTAAACACAAACCTACAGTTCTCAGAGAACGTCTCTATGAACCCTCTAAGGGCTGGTTGTACACTTTCCCTGTTCATGTAGTCTGCTTCATCGAGTATCACGACCTTAGTCTTACCCTCAAATGAAACGGCACTAGCAAATGACCTAATCTTAGTTCTGAGGGTATCTATTTGCCTACCTTCATCACTACCATTAATAACTATATAGTCACATCCTAAAGATTCACATAAAGCACGAGCTAGGGTTGTCTTCCCTGTACCTGCTGTTCCACTCAATAGTAAGTTAGGCACTTCGCCCTTCTTAATAAAAGCTTCAAATTGCTTTTTCACATCTTCAGGGAGAACACATTCATCCACTGTGCGTGGACGATACTTCTCGACCCATAAAAATTGTCCTGGTTCCATACTAACTCCTAATCATAATATAACTTTGTGGCGAACTATTTTTAGTCCAAAATACCGGCCACATTTTTTGAGGGTAAAAAGGTCTACGAGAACTGCTCTTTAATATCAGTCGTATCTGAGAGTTCTAACTCTATGTGTCTACCTTTACCTTCACTCCAACCAAATGCTTTAACATTATCTAAAACAAATTCAGGGGCACTCACCTCGTAAGGATCGCCGTCTGCATTGTCTTGATATCCGTCTTCAACAAATTCTTGTACTACTTGGCCATCATCTACGATCGCTGCGTACCTCCAAGATCTAATACCAAAACCTATGTTGTCTTTTCGGACATCCATACCCATTTTAATAGTAAACTCTGCTGAACCATCTGGAATCACTTTAACATTTACAAGACCCTGACTCATAACCCATTCATTAACAACGAATGTATCATTAACCGTGATGCAATAAATGTCATCTATACCTGCTTGTCTGAAATCATCATATAAGACTTCGTATCCAGGCAATTGCTGTGTAGAACATGTAGGAGTATAAGCTCCTGGTAATCCAAATATTACTACTTTCTTACCATCGAATAATTGTTCTTTATCCATCTGTACAAATTCATGTGTGCCGTCCGTAAGCATTACTCTTTTTGTAATACTAAACGTAGGGATAACAGGTGTCAAACTACTCATTCATCGTCTCCAGCAAAAGGATCTAGTTCACCCTTCATTACTTTTCTAACTAAATTAATAGCAGGATTAGGTCTAGTGAAAATGTACTCTACAGTCTCACCTTCACGGTTTATTTCTACTACCCAACCATTCTGTGCTTCACGGATAGTTACTTCAAGTTTATTCTCATCCATTTGCTGGCTCTCCTACTACTGAAGAACGTTCTAGTGCTAGCCAATACTTAGTATCACCTTTGCTACTTTCTAAGAACATAAACTTCTTTTGAGAAAGGATAACTGTATATCCTCCAGGGATAACCTTGAAGTTTTCAACAGCTAGTCTAGCGTCAAACTTAACTTCGGTTGTACCTATAACCTGCCTAAAGGAATTAGACTTAGGTGTACTAGGGTCGCCTACTTTCATTATAACTTCACTACCGTCACCAACAATGCTTAACATAGGAGCTGCTGTAATAGCTGCTGCCTTCATTATCATGTCAATGTCATCTTTAGTTAAGTCGAATTGAAAAAAGTTATCTACTTCAATACTCTTATCAGGAGCGCTAACAATAATGTTAGGGTCTGCATAATAGTATTCAAAAACAGAAGTGCCTTTTGTAACCTTGAGACTTTCATCACCAAAGTTTACGTCTGTATCTTCCATTAAAGTTAAGAGAGGAAGCAAGCCATTTAAATCATAGATTGCAAATTCTCTGGGGAAACTTTCTGTAATTTCTGCACGGGCAAAGATATTTTTGCCTGTTGAAATAGTAGAAAGGGTACTACCTTCTCGAACTAAGATGTTCGTGTTAATAGTAGCGAAGTTCTTGAGTGTGTCAAGAGTGTCTTTGCTTAGTTTCATAATATACTCCATATTTGTATTTACTATATCGTATTATACGATCTATTATAGTATAAGTCAATGTATTGTAGGACCAAACGATGTAATCTTTTGTTCTAACTATACACTATTATTTATACACACATTCCTTAATTTACGAAGGAAAGGTTACCTTACGGGGCTATAACCTCTTTACATGAAGCCAGAACTTGTGCATAATTTTGCGGGCTAACTGCTCATGCTGTTCTATACCAGCGTGAAATAAGTCTCTGCCTACTTCATCTAGTTCAACACCCTTTGCGGGATTGCATGTTGTCATAGGAATAACTATTGTATCCCTTACCTCGTCTCGTCTTTCCTCATAGGACATAGAACTATTGAAATGTCCTACTGATAAACCTGGTCCGTTTGCGAATGTTAATATGTCCTGCGGGCTAGTAATGTTATCCTGGCCTTGTAAGTAGTTAAGAGGCGTGATATCACTCTGGAGTCCTGTGTATATCCAAGTTAAAGGTACTTGTAATAACTCACATAAATCTATTACGTTTTTATAAAACAGCCGATGCTGGCCTTCAGGAATGCTAGCTTCTTCAAAGGCTCTATGGAAGGTGAATTCTTTACCAGCTGCTGGCATCATAGATCCAGCGTAATCAATGTTAATGATTTTGTTATTTTCTGATAACGCAAATGTTCCTGTAGGGTTCTCTACAAGATGCAATATTATTTTTGAGGGAGGGTTAACCCATCTTTTAGATAGTTCTAATAGGTTATTACATATAAACTCTGGCCTGTCTCCAAAGATGCTCATATTGTATTGGGGTATGTCTGTATATTTCTCTAGAAGATTAGGAACTATTTTGTCTGTAGGAATGCCTGGTCCTAATCCGAAACAGGCCGACTCAAACAACCACCACTCTTTGTTGCTACTTACTTCCTCGATCTCTTTATTATTTCTGAAACCTAAAGAGTCAAAAGTGTAATCTATTTCTTCTAGTTCTCGAGGGTGTAGTTTTTGTGCATGATCAACCCATTGCTTTGATTCGTGTAGCATATATTTGTAAGGTACATTAGGCTCTACATCAAATGATATAAGGCCATGATAACCTAACTTTAATTTTCTTACAGGGGCGTCACGTTCTGATGGTGAATCGTATTGTTCATTCATTTTTAAATTCAGGTTCTCTTTTCTCAAGGAAAGCTGTAACGCCTTCCTCTATGTCTTTAGAGTCTAGGCATAAGTCCTTAGCCCACAATGCAAAGTCAATGGCTTCGTCTTTATGTGAGTTGACTGTATGCCACACTGCTCCCTTTGTTCCTCTTAGAGCAATGGGTGCTATTGTATTGGCAATTTTATGAGCGTATGCTAATGCTTGTTCTTCTGCATCGCCATCACACACCTTAGTACAGAGTCCTACTTTATCTAACCACTCTACATCATGTATGTCGCCCATCATAAATTCCATTGTTCTATTGTGGCCAATTCTTTGAGCGAATTTAACTTGCATTGTGACTGCGTTGAATCCTAGTTTAACTTCTGGGCATGCTATCTTTAGCCGCTTATCTGCGAATACAAAATCACTACCTAGCATAAGCCCTACGCCCTCGCCAATGCAGAAACCTTTTATAGCAGATACAATAGGCTTGGGTGTAACCATATCAATATCTGTTATTATGTTTCCCCACCCTGCTTTTAGTCCTTCAATAATATTCTGAAGCTCGAAGCCTCCTGTGAAGTTCCTATCATTTCCTGACTTGATAAGCAAAACCCTAGAGTCATCCTCACGGAATTCTACTAGGGCATCGTTGTAGCCTTGATAAAAAGGCCTGTCTATTAAATTGAGTGGTCCAACACCATTGATGGTTAGGACGGCGACATGGTTGTCAAGTTCGTACGTTATTCTTTCACCAAAATTCATAATGTAATCCTACTGTTCTAGAAGTTAGCTATGCTATCCCCATCTGAATCTGTAATAACACATGTACAACCAGCTGCAACGGCTGCGTCCTTCCAACTTGTTTTGACACTAGCTTCATCTGCTAATGCGTCGACTTCTGCTTTCGCTGTGTTGTAAGTTGCTTTGTCTGCTGATGTTAATGTAACTGTTGTAACCAAACCGTCTTGTACATAAGCCTTAACGACTCCTGCATCTGTATAGATGGTATCACTAGCTGCTTTGTTAGTACCAGAAAAGTCTGAGATCAAAGGCAAGGCTGTGCCTGCGTCGGGTTGTGTTAATACCATTGTTACTGTATAAGCCATTTACTATTCTCCAAATTAGTTTGTTCGTGTCTTATATTTATAAGAATTTAATCGTCTAAATAATGTTTTACTGAATTTTTATCGTGTTCTGAGAGTGCTATTATACCGTAGTGTAACACCTTCAATAGATCTTTTCTATGGTCCTCTTGTGAACCTTTTTTGCCGTATCGTTGTGCATACTTTAGGATGTTTCCAATTGTAAATCCTATTCCATGTCCACAATCACTAATGAATTCTGTAGATTGAAATTTGTTTCTGCTATAATGCCCTAAGTAAGTGGCGTCGATATACGATTGGAGCTCTGTAATCAGAGCCCCTTCGTCGAACTTATAGTCTGGTGTCTTAACTTTCGCCATCGCTATGTATCTCCTGTTCTGTTTCCAAATCCACTTCAGCTAACTCTACTGAAGGGTCTACCTTGGCGTACAAATCTATGAACGCCTCTTTGGTGTCTTCATCGAACCTGTTAACACATAGTTGAACAGCCTTTTGCTTGTCTTTAAACACCGCAAATGCGTTAACAATGTGCTCCAGTCTACGAGTACTAATTAACTCGTCGATGGCACCTTCGTAATATGTCTTACGAATTACATCACTCCAAGTAACAAGGTGTGTCGCGAAGTCTTCATCAACATTGTTGACTCTTTCCATCTTCTTGATCACTATCTTTTTCTCGGTAGCCATTGTAGGGTACTCCTGTTCGACTGTGATCGCAAACCTTTCGAGGAATGCTTCGTCGAGTATGTTGGCAGATATAAATTTGCCATCATCTGAACCTCGACCCTTAGTATTGGCGGTTGCCACTAAGTTAAATCCAGGAACAGGAGTTACGGTTTCGCCTGTCTTCTTGTTGAAATAGGGCTTCCCCTCAAGGATGGCTTGTAAGCACATCAACTTGTTTGAACCCCTATCGACTTCATCAAGAATGAGAACAGCGCCCCGCTTCATCGCGGTGAGGACGGGCCCTTCTCGGTAGACGACGTTACCGTCAACTAAAGTATTACCACCGATCAAATCGTCCTCATCGGTTTCAATACTGATATTTACTCTTATCGCTTCACGCTTTAAGTTAGCACACACCTGTTCAACCATTGTAGTCTTACCATTGCCACTTAGGCCTGATATGAATATTGGGTAGAACATGCTAGTACTAAGAACTGTTTTCAAGTCCTTGTAAAAACCAAATGGTATGAAAGTAGCATCCTTATTTGGAATAAGATTGTCTACTTCTACAGCTAGTTTAGCTTGAACAAGAGTCCTAGGAGCCTGGGTTTCTACCACGGCCATTGGAACTTGCTGGGGCTGTGCAATGGGCTGTGCCTCTGCAACGCTACCACCAAACATGCTGGTTAAATTATAAATCCCTCTGTCAATTTTGACTTCAGGCTTTCCGTTCACTAACCATGCTGGGAAACCAAGTCCTATGGACGTGGCTACTTCGATGATTTGTTTACGGGTAAAAACTCCTGTGCCATTGTCCTGGCTCTGGAGTGTGTTTATTAAGTTTTCTCTATCAATTGCTTTCATTTTATAGTCCTCACTAATTTATGTTGTTTCTTCATTTTATACCGTTATTATGCACTCTATGGAACCTTAAGTCAAGCATTCTTTTGAATTCTTTTGAAATCTTTTTAGGGTCTATGGCAGGGGCTAATCTAGGGTATGCCTTAGTATACCCTTGGGT